CTCTTCCACGAATATTACCAAAATAACCAGATGTACCACCACCCATTTTACTCATTTCTCCCACTTCAGCTTGAGTGTACAAAATTGATTCAATGTTATCCCCAACATTTGAACCAAAACAACTTACGGGAAGCCCTCTCTTTTTACCAAAGTTCGCCCATACAGGTGAAGATAAAGAATACCAACCTTTACCCATATACTCATAAAATTTATCTGCGAATCCATCGATACCGAGCAGAGTTTCTGCGTGGTCACAGATTGTTTTAATTCTTTCAAGTGAATCTTCACCATCACTCAAGTATCCACGACGGAGAAAAGTAATGGACTCCTCGTTAATCCAATCGAAAGGTTTTCTATCTTCTATTATCATTAGTTTTTATTATTAGAATAAATCATTTAAAGTTATTGATTTTGATTTTTTGCTGTAGTTAATACTTCTTTTATTAAAAAAGTCTGTGTGTTTTGTTGTTAAAATTTCATCATCAAACCATTCGGTAGTTTCTAACATTATCTCATCAACTGAGAAAACATTATCTATACCAATAGCATTTAATGATAGATTGAATCTGTGTTTAATAAATTCAATTGTCTGTTGTTTGGTTAAAAAATCTAAATCACCGTATTCAAAAATCCAATTTACTATCTCCTCTTCAGCTTCAAAAGCTTCTTTGGAGGCATCAATTAAATCGGAAATCAAATCTTGTGTCCACCATGATGGGTTTTCTTTTTTTATTAAGTTTACCAAAGTAAATCCAAATTCCGCGTGTATATTCTCCTCCTTTGATGTTGCTTCTACAGCATTACTCATTCCCTTCAAAACATTTTTATGTTTGTTAAAAGACATAATAACCAAGAATTGTGAGAACAATGAAACATTCTCCACAAACATTGAGAAAAGAACTACAGACTCAAAATAATCTCGATTCTCAACTGATTTGGAGTTGTCAATAGACTTCTCCAAATATTTAATTCTTTTACGAATTGCGGGTACTTCAAGTAAGTTTTCGAACTCACTGTTCAAACCCAACACTTGAATCAAATTTGAGTACGCATCCGCGTGCCGGACTTCAGACTCCGCAAAAGTTGCCCCAACATTTCCTATTTCAGGTTTTGGTAATTTTTTATAGATGTCACCCCAAAAGTTTTTGACAGCAATTTCGATTTGTGAGATTGCCAACATTGCTCTTTGTACCGAAGTTTTTTCCTTTTCATTTAAATGAACTTTGAAATCTTGAATATCAGAAGTAAAATTAAACTCAGTATGAACCCAATATGAATGTCGGATTGCGTCAACATATTCTACTAAATCGGGATACTCATAGGGTTTTAAATTAGTTCTTTTGGTAAAAATATTCGGTTGGTGTTTCGAACGATAAATAATATACTCTTTAGCAACATCATTCAAACCATTATCCATAAGTTTATTTTCTACCATATCATGAATCTCGTCAACATGAGGTACATGATATTTGTTTCCTCTGAAAATTCCTTTGGTAGTTAACCTTGCAATTTTATCCGCCATGTCGTCATCAATTTTTCCAACTGATTCCATCGCCTTTAAGATTGCCTTTTTTATTTTTTCAGGTTCAAAAAGAACTTTCTCACCACTTCTTTTTATAACGTGACGAGATTCGTCTATACTGATATTATTTATGTCATCCATAATTTAGATTGTTTTTGATTTTAGTTTAAATTGGGCTATTATTTTGTTCTTGACGAGCCTTTCTCTTTTCTAACAATTCTTTGATTCTTTCTTGTTTTTTTTCAACCTGTTGTTCTTCGAAACCTAAGAAGGTAACTGAAGACTCAGTATCTATAATTAACAATTCATTATCAAATTTGCAGTTTTCAAAAACAACACCATCTTGACCCAAGCGCGATTTAGTAATCGCCATCGTAGCTAACTTCATTTCTTTTTGTTGAAGAGTCTTAGCAACTGAGATTATAACATGACCAACTTGAGCTTTCTTGATTGACCCTCCCATTTGGTCGGTGGTTACAACCTCGGAAGAAATTGATGACCGATTACCTTGTGTTGCGGTCCATCCTGCTAAGTTTAGTTCATGGCACATAGCCTCGAAGTGTCTCATTACAGAACCTTCAGCTTTCCATTCATCGGTCTTAAGGTTATCAGGTACCACACAATCGATGTAATCCAAAGTAACCATATCAATCTTAATTCCATCAGCAATCATTTTTCTTACTTGGAGTTTGATTTGATTCATGGTCATAGTATCAGACGGGAGTTTTTTCAGAATGAGTCGGTTTGGCATTGAATTCTGAACTTCCTGTACTTTTTCCATTACATCTTCTTTCATCAACGATAGGTTATCGGGTTCAATACCAGTCCAAAGGGTGATGTGTTTTCTTTGAATTATTTTTACATTATCCTCAAAGAATATCTGAAGAACATTGTAACCAATATTGAAGGCGGAATTTGCAATTTTGGTCATCAAAGTAGTTTTTCCCACACCAGTTGGTGCCAGAATGACACCTATTTCACCTTTCGCCAAACCACCTTTTAACAGTCTATCAAGACCCGCAATACCCATTGGGATAGGATGTCTGTAATCATCGTTTAAAACATCATCTAAACCAGTAAAAACATCTAACACACCAGTTTCTCTTTCCCCTACTTGTAGGGCTTCTCGTACCATGTTTTCCACTTGGTCGTATGATTCGAAATCTCCCTGAGTGATTATTTTTTGTGCCTTATCCATTGCCTTTTGAAGTTCTTGTTGTTTACAAAACTTCAATGCCTTTTCTTGAACAAACACGCTACCATCAAACGGCGCATTTTGGATTTGTTTCAGAGTATCTAAAACAATCTTTAAGACAAGTTCTTGAGAAATTTCTGATTTAGCAATTTGTTCTAAAGTGTCAAAAGTTGGTGTTGATTGATATTTCCCATAATATTCTCGAATCATTTGAACAACAATTTTAAAGTATTTGTTGTCAAAATATGAGGGTTCTAATACATCAACAATGGACTGTGCGAATTCTTTATCTACGATAATTTGGTTTAAGAGTTGGATTTGAAATGTATTACCGAGATAGTCAAAATTCTTAGTCATATAATTGTGTGTATTCATTAAATATTACTTAGACAAGTCGTATTCCAAGTACTCGTGAGATAAATTCTCACCTGAAAAAATGTCAGTTAATCCTTTCAAAATATTTTTTAGGCTGGGGCGTACATCAACCGTATATCTGACTTTTGGAGGGAAAAGTTTACCATCGAAAATTCTGTGAAAAATTTTTTCTTCACCTAATTTGACATACATATGGAAGTTCTCAGGACCATCAGTATTTGATGTGTTAAGAACCTCAGGGTCCAAGTAAATTGATTCTTGGTTGTCTAACATGTATGTGATAGTTTTTAGCTTTAAATCTTGAACTAAGTCATCTTCAACTTGTTGCATAAATTCAACAAGGTCTACGGAACGACCAGCTTTTGGATTGTAGTTTCTTACATTGTAGAATCTTTGAACTACAAAATTATCGTTAAGAGTCAAAAGGAACTCCATTTTGGTAATTGATTCTTCTTTCATAATTGATTTTGATTAGATTGATTAAATTTTCTTTTTTCTTTTCTTGTTAATTTTAAAAATGGTTTTAAGAACTCAACGAACGCTTCGTCATTCTTAGGGAGATACTTGAAGAATCCATCGTTCATCATCATTGATATAATATTCTTCCTGTCTCGACCTTCAGGGTCTAAACTCTCTGAGTAATACAATGTGACAACTTCTTGACCCTCTACAGTTATCATAGGATTAGCTAAGTCCATAATCCTTTGATTAATTGAGTAAAATTTATTCCCGAATTCACCATCTTTTGTTTGACCATTTACGATATTTTTTAAAACATTGAGTTTATTATCTTCTTTAATTAATCTCTTTGTTCTTGTTAAAATATCATCAACATTAAGTGTTGTTTCAAGTACCTCAGGGAAAAATTTTACAAAAGTTTTTTCCCCTAATCTTGCAATACCTTGAATGTTATCACTCTTGTCCCCCATAAAAATTTTTACGGTTAAAATGTTTTT